GCAGATGATGTCTGCCAATCGAGCAAGGCTTGCAGTTCTGGATAGGCTTGCAAAAAACGAAGAAGCTGTTACTGCTGCAATAAACAAGCGTAAGTCAGTCACTGATCCATTGCGAGAAGAAGCGTTTGCAAGAGTTACTGTTACACCTGATGAGTTTATTCCTCGGGTTCAATCAGTTGTAGACAAGATTGACGAGGTTTTGGCTTCTGATGCTGGCAGGAGGACTGCTGTACAAAAAGCCATGAATTTTGCTAAGGCAAAACTGACTGATCCTAATGCTCCTGTATTTACTCCGCAACAGGCATATGAGGTTCGCAAAGACCTTAGAGACGCAGCAGAAGGTTTGTTAGATAAAGATCAAGGTGTGTTTCGTCTTGCTGCTGGTGAATTGCGCGATGTCATGCGTGTGCTGGATCAGCAGATTAACGACGTTGCTCCAGGTTACTCTGACTATCTCAAGAAGTTTGCAAGAGCTAGTACAGGCATTGATCGTCTTGTTGGCGCTCAAACAATACGCGGCAAAGTTGTTGGAACAACTCCTGTTATCAATGAACCATCTAACCAGATGGAATATATGCTCTCGCAGCGTAATTTTGTTAACGCTATCAGGGCAGCAGAAAAGGATCTTGAAAAGGCTGGATTGTCTAGGACTCAGCTTGCTGTGCTAAAAAAGGTTAGCAATGATTTAGATGAGGCAACAGTTAATGTTACGCAGCAACCCGGCTCCAACACGTTCCGCAACCTATCTGTTGCAAACATGATGGGGGCGATTGCTGGAAGGTCTATGTTTGGTGATGTTCCTCAAGCATTGCAGAAAGTTGCTGCTCCGATGAACTGGCTTTATAACGGAACAGATGACGCAATCCGAGAGGTCATCGTTGATGCGATGCTTAATCCTAAACTTGCTGCTCGGTTGATGCGTAGAGCAACAACTGCTGAAATGGTTCCGTTGTCCAAGGAACTCCAGAAACGCGCACTGAAACTTGGGTATGGTCAGGTCTTTGGCCTGAGCGAGGAGTAAACATGGCAAAGACTAAGATCTCTGAGTTCGATACCGATCCAGACCTCAACACAGACATCAACAGCATTAACATTGCTGAAGGCTGCGCTCCGTCTGGAATCAACAATGCAATTCGGACGCTGATGTCAGACCTGAAGGAATGGCAATCTGGCGCACAGGACATCTACATTGCTCCAGCAGGAACCGCTGCTGCGCCATCCTGGACGTTCAACGGTGATACAGACACTGGTTTTTATCGTGTCACTGCAAACGAGCTAGGTGTTGCTGCTGGTGGATCTGCTGTCGGTCGGTTTACCAGTGCAGGGTTTGTTGGCAATGTCACTGGCAACGCTACAAACGTCACCGGTACTGTTGCTGTTGCCAACGGTGGAACCGGTGTAACTACGTTGGCATCCGGTCAGTTTTTGAAGGGTGCAGGGACTTCTGCTGTCACCACCTCTGCGACTGTTGCACTCGGTTCTGAGGTTGCTGGAACACTGCCTATTGCCAATGGTGGGACTGGTCAGACGACTGCACTTGCTGCGTTTGATGCGTTGAAGCAGTCTGCATCGACCACCTATGTCGGTGCTGTAGAGCTTGCCACCAGTGCAGAAGTTCAGACGGGAACGGATACTACCAGGGCAATCACTCCGGATGCTCTGCGGCAAGGTGCGTTGGTTCGTGCTACCGCACAGGCAACCACTAGCGGAACATTCATTGACTTCACTGGCATTCCGTCTTGGGTGAAGCGCATTACTGTTATGTTGAGTGGTGTTAGCACCAATGGAACGAGCTTTGTTATTGTTCAACTCGGTGATTCTGGTGGTATTGAAACAACCGGGTACAAGAGCGGAGCTTCTTTCGGTGACAGTGCTGGAGCATTTGCTACATCAACAACCGGCTTTCTGCTTGATCCCAACAATCTTGCTGTTGCTTCCTATGCTCGACACGGTGTGATTACTATTGTCAATATAACTGGAAACGAGTGGGTTTACGCTTCTAATATCTACTCTGAAGGTGGTCAGGTTGTCGGTGCTGGTGCTGGATCTAAAACTTTGTCTGCGACACTGGATCGCGTTAGGTTGACAGCAACAAACGGAACTGATGCGTTTGATGCTGGTTCAGTTAACATCATCTACGAGTGATTGTCATGAGCGAAGTAGAACAACTCCGCGCTCACGTTGAGAAACTTGAGCAGAAGGTTGACAGTCTCAACGACAGTATCAAAGACCTTGCAGAAGCCTGGAGAACCGCTCAGACGCTTGTAGCGTTCATGAAGTGGTTAGCAGGTATCGGTGCTGCTCTGCTGGTCATGAAAACAGCCTGGGATAATTGGGTGAGGTAATGCTTGATCCAGTTACCCTGCTGGCCACAGCAACTGCGGTTTTCAACGGTCTTAAAAAAGCAGTTGAGATTGGCAGGGAAGCTGAAGATGTATTTGGTCAGCTAGGAAAATGGGCTGGTGCTGTTGCTGATCTGCAAGAGTGGATCAGGACAGAGGAGGAGAATGCCAACAAGCCTCCTCCGATCTTCAAGAAACTGGTGTGGAAGAAGTCAGCGACTGCTGAAGCATTCGACACCTATGCTGCCAAGATCAAGATCCAGCAGATGGAGGAAGAGATCCGGCATATGTTCACTCTGGGTGAACTGTGGTGGCTCGGAAAAGAAGGGTATAACGAGTTCATCATGATGCGCCGAGGCATAAAAGAAAAGCGTGAAAAGATGCTCTACGAGCAGATTCGTAGGCGCAAGAAACTGATCCGCATGAGTGCAGATGGTATTTTCATCAGCATTGCTTTAGCGATGGGCGGCATCATCATTTATCACATGATTGCATTCATCGTTGAGAAAATGGAATGACCAACGAAGAAATCGAGGTCAGAGTTTGGGCAGCAATCACGCTGTCACTGACCGGCATCCTTGTTGTTTCTGTGCTGACGATCCTTGGTGGTGTGCTGTTTGTCGAGCATGACATGGAGAGGATCAGTCCAATTGATGAAGCATTCCTCGCTATCCTGAAAGATATTATGTTGTTGTGTATCGGCGCGATTGGTGGTGTTGTAGGCCGGAAATCATTGTCATCAGCACTGGAGAAGCGCAATGCTGCCAGCGATTAGTGCGTTGCTGCCGTTTGCAGGGAAGATCCTTGATAAGGTGATCCCCGATCCAGAGGCTAAAGCCAAGGCTCAAGCAGAGCTTGCGCTGATGCAGCAGAACGGTGAGTTAGCAAAAATGGCTAACGAAACCGAGTTGTTCAAGGCAGAGCAGCAAAATGTTACGGATCGCTGGAAATCAGACATGGGCAGCGACTCATGGCTGTCGAAGAACATCAGACCTATGACGCTGATTGCGATCTTGTGCGCCTATTTTGTGTTTGCTTCTGCTTCTGCTTTTGGGTGGAGCGTAAATGAGTCTTACGTTAAGCTCTTAGGGGAATGGGGTCAGTTGATTATGCTGGCCTATTTTGGTGGAAGAACCGCAGAAAAAATCTTCGCCAAGAAGGATTCCAAGTGATCATTGACATGAGGGCTAAAAAGTGAAGGGAAACTTTCCGCAGTGTCTGGATTTTGTGCTGCATCACGAGGGTGGATACGTTGACCACCCGAAAGATCCTGGTGGGATCACTAACCTTGGATGCACAAAGGCAACCTGGGAGAAGTGGTGTGGTCATCCTGTCAGCGCAGAAGACATGAGAAACCTGTCACCTGCTGATGTCATGCCGCTCTACCGACAGAAATATTGGGATGCGGTGAAGGGTGACGATCTGCCAACCGGGATCGACTACTGTGTGTTTGACACTGCGATCAACAGTGGGCCTGGGAGGGCTGCAAAGTTCCTACAGGAGGCTATCGGTGTCACTGCTGACGGAGCTATCGGGCCGGTGACGATGAAGGCTATAAACGATGCTGATGCGCGTCAGGTCATCGATGCTTACTGTGCTGCTAGGTTAAAGTTCTTGCAGGAACTCCCAACCTGGGACACATTCGGTCGAGGTTGGGAGCGCCGTGTCACTGATGTTCGTCGGCAAGCGTTGCTGATGCTGCATCCGTGATTGCTCGGATGTGATAGCAGTTGCATTTGTTGCACAGATAGATTTCAGCCTGATCCAACACCAAAGCAAGCTCTAGGGATTGCTCTGGTGTTTGGCAGTCTGGCTCAAAAAGGTGGATCGTCATCGTAGTCTGCCTTTGGTTTCGGTGCTTCTTTCGGTTCAGCCAGCATAGCCCATCCATCCCATCCAACCGGGACAGCGTTGAGCTTGAGACTCAAGCCTTTCTGGGTCTGGATGACTGATCCGATCTTCATCCAAGACTTTTTCTCTGAACCGTCTTTAGCGGTGTAGGTTCCAGTAGCCGCGACAACATCATACTTTGCTGGCATTCAGTTTCTCCATTGCTTTGTTGACTTCATCCAAGAACTTCTGCACTCCTTCTTCCAGCTTCTGGATCTCCTCCTTCTTGGGTTGGAACCGCACTACAAACAACTGTAGATGCTCTGGGACTCTAGGATCGAACGACACAAAGTCGCACCATTCCCTGCCTGTGCAAGCCAGTTGAGCAAGCATCTGCTTCTGGTACTTGGTTGGAACTTTGCCAGCCATCAGGTAGTCGATGTGTGTCGTGCTGTTGGGACACTTGATCTCGACCAGTCCATCCTCGACATAGCCATCCGGTGATGCTCCAAACCAATCGATGGTTGGATGCTTGACGAACGGAGCGTCTGAGACAAACGAATCACCTTCAAGTGTGGCTTGATACACAACACGCGCTAGAGGTTCTGTGTCTGTTCCCCATTGCATTGCTGCGTTGGTGAATGACTCCTGCTGTTGGCCTGTCAGTCGCTCTGTGACAAGCTGGACGAGGTAGTTGCGTCTTGCCGCAGTGTCTGGGCCAGCCAGAGCATCCGATACCCTGGATGCAGTGACTGACCCGAGACGCGCAGCGAACCATTCTGGGCTGCGCTGTTCCATCATCGATCTCCGGCGATATAGCGATTGAAGTAGTCGAGCGACTGTTCTTCATCGTAAGGCTCGACTGACGTTACGTCCAAGTGTTGCGGAAGTTCTGCAAAAAGCACTAGTTCAAATTCAAGTCCATTTGTTGTTTTGACGACGATCTTCCGTGTCGAGTATTGCCCGGATGGAATTGTTTGCGTGTCAATCGCATCAATCTCAACAGAAATCACTTTGTGGATATGTAAGTTCATCACTTGATTTCCATCAGTTCAGCCTTCCTGCGGTTCTTTGCGTCCTCAATCACTGCCAGAGCATCCTGATCACCCTGGAACTGCTTGAAGGCTTTTGCATAGCAGGACTTGAGGTCATCCATCGTCTGAGTGTTGAGGATGATCTGTGCGATCACTTCAGGGTTTATATCCTGTTTCTTGCTGGCAGCATTACCGTCATCATCCTCTGGAGCGATGCCAGTGGTTGCCATCAAACTGTAGCGACGGGCATAGGTCAGAGCCGATCCGTATCCCTGAGCATCCTGTTTGCTTGCAGGAACGTGGAGCCGACCTCCGCTGATCTGCTCACCGGACTCATGTATCAACAATGTCTCTACGATGACACCAGACTCGCACTCATGCGTCTGCTGGATCAGAGCGATCCCGTTGTTGTTCAGACCGTCAATGACAGCCTCTACGACTGCGGAGAGGTCAGCGTACTTGCTCTTGAAGTGAGGGTTTCTGGAAGTCTTCAACGCTGGCCCAAACTCGCGCTGTGCTTTGACGAGCGCGGATGCGATCTGCTTCATGGTCTGTCCTTTCTGAGATGGGTGTCCAACCAAACTTGCGCCATGTGATTGTTACGTCTGTGGCGGCGCTACTTCTCCAGACGAAACCGGGATCGTTGATCATGCTGCCAGTGCCAGCCAGAACAACAGCATCAGCAGCGAGAACGAGATAGCCCACAGCAGAGCATCGATCACCTTGCTCTTGAGTTCTTCCGACTCCTGGTGGCGCTGAACTTCGTACTCCCAACGGTCTTGATCGTTTTCCATGTTGTGCTCCTGTTAAGGTGAAGCTAGTGTAAGGCAGTCTGTTGTGCTTGTCAAGCGATTGGCAATGTGTTGTAATGTGGTCAGGAGGTAACACAATGAACGTTCCCAATGCTCTCGACTACGCTGCTGCCATCTTGGGCGGCAAAGGCAAGCTCTGTCTTGCTCTCAAACTCCACCGACAGAACCTCTATAGCTGGAGGAAGGCTGGCAAAGTCCCGCTACCCAGGGCGCTCCAGATCGAGGAGTTGACTGGTGGCAAGGTTCGCAAAGAGTGGCTTGTTCCGGGGTTTTTCAATGACAACACTGACAGCACGAAGCAAGTGGCAGCTTGAGGGTGATGGTTACCGTGTTGCCATCGTTGAGCATTACAACGCTTTCACCAAGCGCAAGCATGACCTGTTTGGATGTATCGACATCCTAGCCATCGGCAACGGTGAGACGCTGGCAGTGCAGACCACCAGCAAGTCCAACATGAGCAGCCGCAGACACAAGATCCAGGACTC